AGTCGAGGAGATGACGCAGCTGTGGGACCGCATCCTCATCTCGGATGAGGCACTGCGCACTGAGGCTGGCGTGCCTGACGACGACATCCCGACCGATGAAGAGGCAGACAAGCGGTACGTCCAGCGGCTCGTAGAGCGCGACACCACGCTCCTGGCAGATCCGGGCATCCGCAGGATCCTTGGTCTCGATGAACTCGACTCGGGCACCACGTCGTCGACTCCCGCGATTGAGACGCCACCTCAGCCGGAGCAGATCGACGCGACACCCGAGCGACCGACGCAGGCGCAGGAATCGCAGGGTTCGGATGAAGGGCTTGTGGCTGCTGCCGAACTGATGGTGTGGGACGCCCTGTCCCGCGCTGGAGGCCGGCTGCTCACTCGGGAGCACCGAGGACAGCATGGCCACATTGCGAAGCATGATCTGCACACGGTGATTAAGGCGGTCGACACAGAGGCAGTGATGGAAGGAAGTTTCCAGTTCGTGTCGGTCACCGCGCCCACGTTCGGTGTCGATCCAGAGTCGCTTGAGATGAAGCTTCGTTCATATTGTCGCGACCGGTTGATCAAGCAGCGTCCGCACGACCGCGAGGAGTTGCGTCGGTGGCTGGCCCTGTAGATCCGCGTAGAGAACGCAACAATTCGATTATCGCCAGGGCTGAAGACAGGATTCGAAACGGCTTCTGGCGAGCGCTGCTGCCGTTCCTCAATCGCTCACGGACGCAGGTCATGCAGTCCTACCGGGACTCCGGCGGCACCATCCCTCCTCAGCCGGCGTACCTGCCCGACACGTCGTACTGGACCGCGCTTGTCGGGGAGAACATGATCCCGGCGGTGCGCGAATCCATGGCCAACCCGTACAAGCTGGTTACTGGCGACGACATGCCGTCCGATGATCCGTTCGTACAGCGCTACCTTCAGGACGTCACCGCTCGCATGCGGAACCTGCCGACCGAGACGTACGCGATGATCACCCGGATCGTCAGCAACGGCGTGGACGACGGCTTGTCAGTGCCCGACATTGCCCGGCAGGTGGAAGAGCGACTGACTGCTACAGGATCTGACTTCTGGCCGAATCGCGCGGTCGTCGTGGCGCGCACAGAGGCTGTCGGCGCTACCAATGCGGGCGCGTTCTCGGGGGCTGTGCGGCGTGCTCGGGAGGAGGGCGACGCCAACCCCCAGAAGGAATGGATTGCCACGCACGACACGCGGACGCGGCCCACCCACAGGATCGCAGACGGTCAACGACAGCCGCTGATGGAACCCTTTATCGTTGGCGGTGTACGCCTCATGTTCCCAGGTGACCCAACCGCGAACGCACCGCAAGAGACGATTCAATGTCGGTGCTCGATGCTGGACGTGGTAGCCGGGGAAGAGATCGACTTCACCGACAGGCAGAACCTGACAGGAGAATGACAATGGCCGACCAGTGGACAGCTGTCCTCGCCCGCATGGGGACGCCTACCGGTGACGGACGCATCCTCGCCCCCGGCGGCATCACCAACCGCGACCTCCCGCTTCCCCTCATGTGGCAGCGTCGCACTGAGGACGGCCACGGAGGCTCCGTCATCGTCGGCCGTATCGAGCACATCGACTACAGCCACGACTCGGTCATGGCGTCGGGCACGCTACTCGATGTCCCCGAGGCTGCCGAGGCGCGCACGCTGATTGAGTCCGGAGTCATCGGCCCGTCCGTCGACCTGGACGACATCAACTACCAGATGGACGATCAGGAGCGCATCGTCGTCACTGACGGGCGCATCGCTGGCGCCACACTGGTTCCGATCCCGGCGTTCGCCGAAGTCTCCATTCAGATGGCTGCCGCCGACACGATGGCGCTCACGGCGGCTGTGCGTACCTCCGGGTGGTCGGGCATGCCGATCGCCGACGCAGCGCGTCAGTGGGACTCCGGTGCCGCTCAGCGACGCATCGGTGACTGGGCCGGCGACGACATCAGCGGCAAGTACGCGAGGGCGTTCCTCTACAAGAACTCCGACGGTGACCCGAGCAACAAGACCACCTACGGGTTCCCGATCGCCGACGTCATCGACGGCACTCTCACGATCATCCCTCGCGCGGTGTTCGCTGCTGCCGCGTCCCTCCAGGGATCCCGAGGCGGCTCGAACGTCCCCGCGTCCGATCAGGCGTCGATGAAGAGCGTCCTCGGCGGCATCTACCGCCGGCTGGACCGTACCCCGCCTTGGGAGTCGATGTCCCTGGCCGCGTCTGCTGCCGAACTTCCGCCGCTCGCGTGGTTCCAGAACCCGCATCTTCAGGGACCAACCCCGATCACCATCGGTGAGGACGGACGCGTGTTCGGACACATCGCTACCTGGGGTACCTGCCACGTCGGCCTGCCCGGCTGTGTGACCCCGCCGTCGTCTCCGTCGGAGTACGCCTACTTCCTGACCGGTGCGGAGAAGACTGCTGAGGGCGTAGACGTCCCCGTCGGCAAGCTCACCATCGGTGGCGGGCACGCTGAACCGAACGCTGGTTTCGTGGCTGCGGCCGACCACTACGACAACGTGGGAACCGCAGTTGCCGCTGTCTTCGCTGGCGAGGACGAGCACGGCATCTGGGTGTCCGGTCGCATCGTCCCGGGTGTCGCTCACGACTCGGTCTCCGCTCTTCAGCGCTCGCCGATCTCCGGAGACTGGAGGCGCATCGGTGGGAACCTGGAGCTGATCGCCGCTCACGCGGTCAACGTTCCCGGCTTTCCCATCCCTCGGGCCAAGGTGAAGTTCGCCAACGACGTTCAGCACACGCTGATCGGTCAGTTCGCTCCTGTGCGGAAGGCTGAGTTCGTCCAGCCCAAGTCGTCCGTCCCGACTCCGGCGGACGTCGCTAAGCTGTCGCAGAAGAGGCAGGCCGAGGCTGCCAAGGCGAAGCTTGCATGGGCGCTGAAGAAGGGACGCTGAACATGGGATGCGCCTGCGGCAGTAGTGGCGTAAGCAAGATGTACAACATAGAAGTGACGTTCGAGGACGGCACGAAGAAGGTATACGCCTCAAGGGTTGAGGCACGCGTTGCGGCTGCTGCATCTGGGCAGACGGTAAAGATACGGCAGGTGCTCGCCGCGTCCAACCCGGTCACCGCGTAGTGAAGAGCCTCGGGAAACCGGGGCTCTTCTCAGTAGTTGCGGCGCACTTCGGTCCGTCCGACAATCGCGCAGATGATCCACACCGGAGCCCAGAAGCCTGCGGTGAACAGCGTGAGCAGCAGGTGCAGCACGTGGTTCGCCGGCATCTTGTGCACGGTGTATTGAGGCATCGGTGCGCAGTAGTGCCATGTGGGAGCCGGGTAGTGGTAGTCCATCGCTCGATACGTCATGGCTCACACAGTGAGGCCGTGGACAGGGTATGTCAAGGGCTGTCACCAGGGCTTTTGAATCTACGCGTGCTAACCTTCGAAACGAAGGGATTGGCTGCGGGCCGCCTTCATGATCGCAAGATGATGAGCAAGACTGACCTAGAGAGGTAGTCGCCATGAGCGAGACCCCGCAGCCGTTCGACGCGGCTGCTCTGTCGGACGACGAGCTGTCGACCGAGTACACCCGCATCCAGGAACGCGGCGCCGAACTGAGCGCCAAGTCTGAGTTCGCCGACGGCGAGGTTGAAGAGCTGTCCGAGCTCGCCTCCCGCGTCGACTCTGTCCAGGCTGAGATCACTAAGCGTGAGCAGCGCTCCGCCGAGCTGAGCGCGGCCCGCGACAAGTTCGCCACCAAGCCCGTCGCCGAGACCCCGGTTGTCGAGCCGACCGCCGTGCAGAAGTCGGATGAGCCGGTCGCGGTCCCGTCCGTCGCCGAGCTGGCCAAGACCACCCCAGCCATGCCAGCCAAGCGTGAGATCAACCGCGAGTTCTCCATCCTGGTCTCCGCTGACGGTGCTTCCCACACGGGCAAGCGCGCGGGTGACGAGTTCGAGGGCTTCTCTGAGGTCTCCGAGGCCCTGATCAAGTCGGTCCAGCAGTACGGCCGCGTCGGCGGCGGTGCCGGTACGCGTCACGCCATCGCTCAGTTCAAGCGTGACCGTGGCTCGGAGTTCACCGTGGACCGCCCGGAGGACGGGTACAAGGTTCTCCAGCACGCGCGCTCCGAGGGTCGCCTCAGTGGCGGTTCTCTGGCCAAGACCTGGCAGAAGAGCATCGACGACGGCAAGTCCAGCCTGACGGCTGCTGCTGGCTGGTGTGCTCCGTCGGAGAACCGCTACGACGTCTGTCGTCTGTGGGGAACCGGCGTTGGCATGCTGGACCTTCCGACGATCACTGTTCGTCGTGGTGGCCTCAACTACACCGACGACCCGTCGTTCGCCGACATCTACGCGAACGCCGTCGCCGCTGGCGGTGGCTCTAACTTCCTGACCGAGGCGCAGGTCATCACCGACACCGCGAAGACGTGCTCCGAGATCCCCTGCCCCACCTTCGAGAACCGTCGCCTGGACGTCCTCGCGCTCTGCATCCGCGTCAGCTTCCTTCAGGCTGCTGGCTACCCGGAGCTCGTGAACAACTGGGTGGATGGCCTCATTGAGGCCAACGCGCAGGAGATGAACCGTCTCATCATCGCGGACATGGTGACCCGTGCGGGCGCCACGACCGCGTTCTCCGGCGGCGACCCGGACGGAGACTCGTTCACGTCGCAGATGCTCGCCGCAGCTGAGCTCGCTGCCGTCGACACCCGGTATCGCGAGGGCATGCCGCTCACGGCCACTGTAGAGCAGGTCTACCCCGCGTGGATCCTGGCTCAGGTTCGGGCCGACCTGTCGCGCCGTAACGGAGTCGACATGCTTGCCGTGTCCGACTCTCAGATTGCGTCGCTGTTCTCAGTCCGCAACATCCGTCCTCAGTTCGTCCGTGGCTACCAGGATGGCCTGATCACAGGCGGTGCTCCGGTCGCAACCCTCCCGGGTGGTGACGGCACCCCGGCGTACATGACGACCTTCCCGGCTACGGCCGTGAGCTTCCTGTCCTACCCGGCCGGTTCGGTTGCGGTTGCCCGACAGGATGTGGTGACCCTCACCAACGTCTACGACGCCGCGTCTCTCGCTACCAACGAGTTCACGCGCCTGTTCGCGGAAGAGGGCTTTGCGCCTGTCTACCCGTGCCCTGGTCTGCGTCAGTACTCCTTCGTCGGTTGCGTCGGCGGTATCACCGGTGCAACGTCGGTCGACTGCACCGACGCGCCGTAACCCTCTGACTGCCAGGCTCCGGAGCGTCCCCCGGAGCCTGGCTCTTAGGAAGGAGGGACGATGTCGGCAATCGCAGGGCTCGTTCAGCCCCTCGTTGACGCGCCCCCGGTAACGACTCTCCGCTACGGCATCTTCAACGCTGCCCGCGTTACGGACGTCTCCGGGTCCGAGGACGTCGCACGTCTGTGGGGCGCTGGCTACAGCTTCCTTACCGACCACTGCGGCGGTGCCAACGCCTACGACGACACCTGTGTCTCGCAGCCCACGAAGCCGTTTGTCGAAGGCTCCGACCTGATGAACGCGGCTCCGTTCCGCGTCATCGCGAAGAAGCACTGCGGCACGGTCGGACGTACCTACCAGGAGATGGACGCGGCCGTACGGCAGCAGCTCATCTCGGGCGAACAGACCGTCCTGGAATCCGTCATCTGGAACGGCGACGGTCTCGGCACGCACACCCCGACCCTGGTGTCTTCCAGTGCCACCGCCACCATTCCCACGGCGGACGGTGCAGGAGCGGCTATCGCTGCGCTTGAGGCCCTCGCCTACGGTGCCGCGTACGGGTACCAGGGTGTGATCCACATCAATCAGCGGGCGTACGCGGCGCTCGCCTACTCGAACATCCTTCACAACGACGCAGGCGTCTGGCGTACCAACCTCGGTACGGCAGTCTCGTTCGGCGCCGGGTATGGGATTACTGGCCCGCTTGAGGTTCCTCCGGCGGACGGGTTTGTGTGGGCGTTCATGACGTCGCAGGTTGACATCCGCCGGACGCCGATCGTGACGTTCCCGTCGGACGGCATCCTGGACCGGGTCAACAATCAGTGGGAAGCCATCGCGGAACGTGCCTACGCGTTCACGTGGGACTGCCCCGAGACGTTCGCGGTTCAGGTCCCGGTCGCTGCTCCTGCGGTTGCTACCGCTCCGACGGCGGTGTGATCGTGCGAGACTGGATTGAGATCGTGCCGGCCAAGGGGGAGGAGAAGGAAACTATCCGCGCTCTCCTCGCCCTTGCCGAGCACTCCTCGCACGTGCGGTCCCAGCAGCCTTCCCCCGAGTTGCTGGTTCCGCCGTACCTGGCAGACCTCTTCACCAAGCCCAAGCCCCGACGTGGGCGCCCTAAGAAGGAAGTGGAGGAGGAGCAGTGACCATCTGTTCCACCATGGCGCGGGGCGCCCGTATGCGCCTCACGCGACTCGATGCTTGTGGCACTCCGGTTGTCGGTGCGTGCTCGGTCGTCACGACGTCCGGATTCGTATCGGTCGGGGTCTCCCCGGTCTACCGTGACCCGGACGAGATCGAGATCGTCAACGCGAACGGTGAGCTGTGCATCACCGACCGCACCTGTCCTCAGTTCAAGTGGGACGAGCTGGAGATGGTGTTCTGCAACGTCGACCCCGACGTCTGGAACATCATCACTGGTGACGCCCTCGTTCTGAACGACGACACCCCTACCCCTGAAGCTGTCGGCTTCCGGCAGTCCGGCCAGGATCTGTGCACCGCGAACTTCGCGCTGGAGATCTGGTCGAACATCACCGGGCAGTCCTGCACGGTAGCGGCTGAGCGCGCCTACGGCTACTGGCTCTTCCCGTTCGTCGGACAGGGCACCGTGGGCGACTGGTCGTTCGAGAATGACGGACTTCAGCTCACCCTGAACGCCGTGACCCGTGCCGGCTCTCCGTGGGGCACCGGACCGGCGTCCTACCTGGTCCGCCGAGACGCTGTGTCGGGCACGCCCGAAACGCTTCTCACCCCCATCGGCGCCAACGACCACCTTCACTTCGAGCAGGTCACGGTTGCCCCGCCTGCCGCTGTGTGTGGTTGTACCGCTCTCGCGTAACAGGCAGTATCATCGGAGTTGGGACGTGGCATATGCCATGTCCCTTCTTCGTGTACGGGGAGTTCTCATGCTCGGATGCGTATGGGACACGTTGGAAAACTGGGAGACGCTCGGTGCCCTTGACCCTGGTACCTTGATCTCTCTTCTGCCGCATGGTGGCGATACCTACTTCAGGGTGTGCGCCGATGGCACCATCTACATGAACGAGACGCTGTTCTACGCCTTCCAGGGCGTGTGATGGCAGCGCTGTACCAGGATACGTTCTGGTACCCGACGGGGGCTCTAGCAGCGTCTATCCAGGCGAGGGTCTTTCCTCGCCACATCAACGTTCTCGCCACACTCTGGCAGGATGCGGCGGAGACGATTCCGCAGCCTAACCCGGTGACTACGTCGGTTGCTGGCGTGCTCTCCTTCTACGCCGCACCGGGGGACTATTGGATCTTCATCGCTGGGCAAAGTCACCCTGTCTCCATCGACGGAGACGGAGTGATTCCCGATGTCTGGCATGAGGTCTACCAGCATGTGCAAGCCGTTGCCTCCGTCTCATGGATGATCAATCACAACCTCAACGCCAACCCGGATGTGTCCGTCGTCATCGGCGGTCAGTACGTGCCGGGTGTCGACGTTCAGTTCACATCGCTGAACAGTCTCACGATCAACTTCGGGACGCCCCAGTCTGGTACCGCGACGCTTCGGAGGTAGCGCCATGCCTGTCCCGTTCTTCGACAACATCGACATGAACCAGTCCCGGGTGAGGGATGCGGCAGACGCTCTCCTCGCTCAGGACTACGTCACTCTCGCCCAGCTCACTGCGTCCACCGATATCGGGTTCGCGGCCACCATCGGTGATGGCGTGGCTACGACGTACAACGTCGTCCACAGCCTCGGCACCACCGACATCATGGTTCAGGTGCAGGAGATCTCTTCTGGGGACATCGTCGGAGTAGGAACGTCCACCAACGGCGCGAACTCTGTGGACATCACCTTCTCCGTGGCGCCCGCAACCAACACCTTCAGGGTCCTCGTCATCCGGGTGCCGTAATGGCGCACCGATTCAAGGATCTCCTTCGGCTTGTCGGTCTCACCGCCACACCAGCTTCTCCATCTGCCGGCGACACGTGGTACCGAACCGACCTCGCTCAGTTTCGGGGATCAGACGGAAACTCGGGAATCCCCCTTACGATCGGGCCCGAAGGGAATGTGCCTGTCGTCCGGTCCGCCGCGTGGCACACCCTGCCTCCGTACGGAAACCAGGGTTCAGCCAACTTCCCGGCGGACCGACTGTTCGCACTCCCTTTCTGGCCCGGTCGATCCTGCACACTGACGGGGATGGCTGCCAACGTCACGCTCGCTCTCGTCGGCGGGAACATCCGTTTCGGGATCTACGCGTCCGACGGGGTCGTCCCGACTACGCTCGTGGCAGATTACGGAACGGTCACAGTCGGGGTCACCGGCATCCGGTCCCTTACCGGCCTGTCCACATCGCTACGCCCTGTCCTGTACTACGCCGTGATAGCCAGACAGGGCGGCGTACTCAACCTGGGGCTCACGTCTCGGGACACCTGGGACCCGATCGTCTCAGAGACCAGTCCCACCATTGCCGGTAATCTCAACGCCTACTACCGGGACACGGTGTCGGGAGCGCTGCCAGCCTCGTTCGGGGGCATCGCTGGAACGATCAACTCGCCTGCGATATCGGTACAGCTAACATAGGGCTATGCCGGTCATCAATCAGGCACTTTCAGTGCCATCCGTACTGTCGCTTCAGGCGGAACCGTGCCTGTGGCCGATCAACACGAACTGCTGCCCCGACTGGGGCACTCTCGATCCACAGCTCCAAGAGGACGCGACCGCGTGGGCGACCAACATCCTGTGGGCGCTCACCGGTCGTCAGTTCGGCCAGTGCACGATCACCGTGCGGCCCTGTGGATCCACATGCAACTTCGCTGGTGGCTACATGACGTGGCCTGTCACCCTCGATGGGGGAAACGCTGCTGCGGCCGGAGGATGGTTCCCGTTCGTCGACCAGTCCGGTGTGTGGCGTAACTGCGGCTGTGTCGGCGGCTGCTCCTGCAAGCCGCGTTGTGAGGTCTGGCTTCCCGGACCTGTCGCCTCGGTATCTGAGGTGGTCGTCGATGGGGTTACGATCGATCCCGCCGCTTACCGCGTCGACAACGATCACCTTCTCGTCCGTCAGGACGGTGAGTGCTGGCCCGAGTGCCAGGACTTCAACCTCTCCGGCATCGCCCCGGACGACGAGAACACGTTCCTTGTCACCTATCAGAGGGGTATCCCTGTACCGGTCGCCGGCCAGATTGCGGCGGGACTCCTCGCATGTGACTTCGCCAAGAGTTGCACCACAGGCTGCAAGCTTCCTGGCAATCTGTCGTCGCTCACTCGTCAGGGTGTGGAAGTCTCGCTGGCGGATCCGACGGACGAACTGAACGACGGGCTCACCGGTGTCCCACAGGTCGACCAGTGGATCCGTGCGGTGAACCCGTCCAAGATTCAGCAGCGACCGCGCGTCTACTCCGGTGACGTGAACTACCCGAGGATCACGACGTCATGACGTTCGTATCGGAACTCGCTGCCCAACTTCTCTCCTGTTTCGATCAGGCACTTCAGGACGGACCCAATCCGCCACCGGATGAGAAGATCTGCTTCCGCGTTGGTGAAGTCCCGTTCTCGATCGGCACCAACGAGGACGAGTGCTGCTCGGGTATGGCATGGGTCCGGGTCGTCCGGATCTATCCGTCAAAGCAGTTCCCCTCACAGGACACGACAGTGGACAACTGCGGCACGCTCGGTCGTGCCATCGAGTTCGAGCTTGGCGCGATCAGGTGTCTGCCCTTCGGTGATGAGTCCGCTGGAGCCACGTGTGATCAGTGGACTGCCGTGTTCCTCCAGGTCGATGAAGACGCTGCGTCGATGCGTCGTGCGGTGTGCTGCATGGTCTCCTTGCTCGATCCCGGCGCCCTCCTCTTTGAGGGTGAGTGGTCGCCGATCGACGGGCAGGGCGGGTGTATCGGTGGCAAGATGACGGTCACTGTGTCGACCGACTGTGGGGACTGCAATGGCTGAGCGCGTGAAGGTGATCGCCGTAGTGTCGTTCGAGGGAGTTCGGGTCGGTGACATCGCCGTTACCGACATGACTCCGAGGCTCAAGGCTCTCGTCGCCAAGGGCTACATGAAGATCACCGAACTGGACGGATACGATGGCACGATTCCAGGCGAACAGGACGGACATCCAGAGAGCGGCGAGAGCAGCAGCCGAACAGGAGGTTCGGACGGGAAGCCGGCAGGTGCAGAACCGAGCGAAGGTGCTCGCTCCCGTCGACACCGGAAGGCTTCGTAGTTCGATCAAGAACCGGGTCAACTCCTCTGGTGACCCGATGGCCACGATCTCTACCAACGTGGAGTACGCGCCGTACGTGGAGCTGGGTACGCGCCCTCACAAGATCCGTGCCCGCAACGGTCAAGCACTGAAGTTCCGGTGGCACGGACGCACGATCTACGTAAAGTCAGTGAATCACCCCGGCACCCGAGCCCGCTCGTTCCTGCGTCGTGCTCTGCGTGAAGTCTCGCGATCTCGCGGGTGGCGCTACCGAGAGGGAGGCATAGACTAAGACCATGGGACGCAATCAGAGGGACAAGGCGACGTTCGCCTTCAAGTCCAAGAAGCTCAACATGTACCGCCCGACCTCGGGCCAGGGTGCTGCATTCGCTCTCATCCAAGCGCAGATGCGCTCCGGTGGGGTTGAAGCCATGTCAGGTGGTCTCGTCCGGTTCTTCACCATCCTTGAGTCTCTGATGGTGAAGCCCTCCGACTGGACGTGGCTTGAACAGCAGATGCTCATTGGCGCCGCCGAGTTGGACGACTACGGAAACCTCCTCGGCTCCGTACTTGAGCACGAGTGGGAGGACGCCACCGAAGAGGCTGCCTCCGATGGCGGAGAGTAACTTCTTCACTGCGGTCTTCGGTGACCCGATCACGGTGAACATCGGTGCGTACGAGTTCACCATTGCTCACGCCGAGGCTGGTCGTTGGCTGTACGTCGTCAGTCAGGGCGATACCGTGGCTGGGATCATCCCAGGGATGCTGTCCCCCATGGCCACCGACAGGCTGTATCGACTGCTGGAGAACGAGCGCGTCACGCTGGAGGACATCAGACGGGGCGCGCTCTCAGCTATAGCCAAGATGTCGGGCTTCTCTTGGTGGGAAGCAACGCGTCTTGTCGGTTTGGCTGAGGCCAACCATGGCGAGTTCTTTGGCCGGCTGCTGCTCAAGGGCATCGATCCCCGATCAATGACGTTCGCCGCGTGGTGCAGCGCTACGCACTCGTTGGCCTTGTCCAGTCTCGGGGACGACAAAGAGGTATTGAAGTGGACGACGCGCTTCTCAGCTCCGCCCCCTGAGGCTTCAGAAGATGAGGCCGATGAAGGGTCCTCCTTCGAATCCATGGTTCAGATGGCTCGGTCGATGCCGGGCTTGAGGGTGGGCGGGTAAGCTAGGGTCATGCCGTCTCAAGCGTTCGTCCAGGTGATCGCCGATACCTCCGGGGTAGAGGCGCAGATGAGCCGCGACCTTGAGCGGATCATTGACGCAGTCGAGCGCAGCCTCGATCCGATTCAGCTGCGTGCTGAGCTGGACACCCACTCGCTGAGCACCACGCGCCGCGACATCAACCGAGACGTAGATCTGCTCGCGCGGGCTATCGACCCCATCCAGCTCAGGGTGACGCTGGGGGATCTCGACACCGGAAGTCTGCGATCCAACATCGGTCGGATCGAGCGAGAGCTCCCGACGCTTGATGTTGAAGCGATTATGGAGTTCAACGACGCTCAGGTACTCCGTGAGCTGGAGCGCATGCAAGCGCTGCTCAACACGATCCACCTCACGGTGAATGTCCGGACCGACATTGATGAGGACCGGATCCGTCGACTGCTCACCCCGGCTGCACGTCGTGCGGGCGACGACTCTGCTAACACCTTCTCTCGTGCGTTTCGGCTAGCCTTTCAGGGAACGGCGGGTGCCGGCATTGTCGGCGCTGGCGCTCTGATCGCGACCCTCCTTATCGGAGCTATCTCCGGTCTCGGTGTCGGTGCTGCTGTGGCAGCTGTTGCGTTCAAGGGATTCCCCGAGGCTGTGTCTGCACTCATCTCGGGAGACAAGGAGCAGATCAAGGAGTCGTTCAAGGGGCTGGCTCCGTCAGCTCAGGTGGTCGCTGAAGAGTTCACTACCGGTCTGCTTCCTGTCCTCAGCGACATCCAGACCATGGTCCAGGGGAGGTTCTTCGCTCCCCTGATCGGGTCGATGAATGAGTTCATTCCGGTCCTACAAGAGATCGCACCGGACCTCGGTGACGTCGCCGAAGCTATGGGTGAGCTTGTCGTTGAGGTCATCAAGGCGGTCACCGACAAGGGGTCCATCCAGGACTTCAAGACAATCTTGTCTGAGTCGGCGGTCATCATCCGGGAACTCGCTCCGATCATCGCGCAGACCCTCTCCTTCGCGTTCTCCACACTCGCGTTCTTCGTGAAGCAGTCGAGACAAGAGATCGACTTCCTGCGGGAGAACGGTCCGAAGATCGTCAAGTTCTTCACTGACGTCAGCGACGGTGTCAACTCGTTCATCGAGATCATCAAGGATCTCGCGTCGAAAATCAGCTCTGCCACCAACCTGTCGATCACCGATTTCGGCAAGTTCGCCGTCAAGATCGGTGAGAAGATCACTACCGCTAAGGACACGATCACTAAGTTCCCCGGCCAGGTGAAGTCTGCTCTCGGTCCTCTTGGAGACACCCTGCACACCATTGCCACCAACGGATTCCAGCGGTTCATAGCCGGCATGGTGAAAAAAATCTCCGACATCATCACCAAGGTGAAGAGCATCCCTGGTGGCGTGAAGACCGCTCTCGGCGCGGTCAAGACAACACTTTACGGGTCTGGCCAGTCCCTCATCCGTGGCTTCATCGACGGCATCCTGTCGATGCTTAGCAAGGTAAGGACTGCCGCCGCCTCGGTGGCCAAGGCTGCCCGTGACTACTTCCCGTTCTCGCCGGCCAAGAAGGGTCCGCTCTCTGGTCACGGGTACACGTCGTTCTCCGGCGCCAAGATGATCGACGACTTCGCCAAGGGGATGCTGAGCCAGCGGAGCTCTGTGGACAGGGCGCTTCAGAAGACCCTGACTTTCGGCTCTGGGTCTCCACTCCCTCCAGTCAGCCACGCAGCGCAGATTGCTGCCAGCAGAGATACCGCCAAGAGCCTGGTGCCGCCTCAGTTCCTCCCGCAGAGCAACGTCACTGTGATGATCGGTAACCGCGTGGTCGATGACTACATCGAGTCCATCGTTGAGCAGAGAAACCAGCAGCGTGACCGGGTCCTGGCCCGAGGGATGAGGCGGTAATGTCGCTGACGGCAACCGTCCTCACGGACCAGGCTGGTGTACTCCTCAACGTCAACTTCCGCACCGTTGGCCCGGGCACCGAACTGAGCGCCATCGTCCAGCGCCACTACACCCTCGATGGTGTGGTGCACGACGAGTTCGTACGCGGCGGCAACCCGCTCAACCTCCTGCTCGAACAGAGCATCATCTACGACTTCGAAGCACCGCTGAACGTGCCGATCACGTACACGGCGGTGGGTTACACCGACGCTGCTGCCACGACGCCCAGCACGGCCCCCACACAGACTGCCGGCCCAGTCACCATCACGAGCACTGGACTGGTCTGGTTCAAGGACCCCGCGCGGCCGTGGGCGAACATCGCCGTGGACTTCTGCCCCGACCCGTCGTCGCCTCCGGATGGCTCATGTGCCTTCCAGCCCGGCGTCTCGATGGTGGCGTTCGGTGACGAGACTCGGCGGGGGGATGTCTCTCTGTTCGACATTCTTCACCGCGAGCGCCCGAGCGATGTCTACGCCCGGCGTAAGGACGTAGAGACGTCCATGACGTTCGCCTCTCGCACCTGTGAGGCGATCGACGACATCTACGAGCTCTTTACCGCGGGCGGTCCACTGTTCATCCAGGCACCACCGGAGTACTGCTGGCCCGATCGGTACGTGCAGCCGCTGGACCTGAAAGAGGCGCGTC